CCGTATTTCTAGGTGGCTATGAAGCGTTCCAAAAAGAAAACGAAAGCTCAGATCGCGCCGCAACGCATCACGAAAACGCCGCTTCCGCGACGTTTGAAGTGCGCGTTTCGTGGATGTCGAGCCTTCTTCAAACCGAAGCGCGCTTGGCAAAAATTCCATTCGTCTTCGTGCAAAATCGCCGCGTGGGAAGAGAAGCATCCGCGTATCGAGATCACTCGCCGCGGCGGCGGACGGCGATGGATTCCAGAACGGCGGCCGCAGTCATGATGATCGCCGGAAAAACCGAAGCGGCGCTCGTATAAGACGGAGCATTTCTTCTGCGCTCTGCGCGCCTGGCGATTCGATTACGCTTTGCCGAGGCTCGAGCTCGCGATCGAGATCGAGGGTGGGATCTGGGCGCCAGGCGGCGGGCGTCACAACCGCGGACGTGCTTTCCAGGACGACCTCGACAAATACAACACCGCAGCGTCGCTCGGATGGACAGTTTTCCGCTTCTCGAGCGAGGACGTCCTCAAAGGAAAAGAAATCGTGTTTCTCGATACCTGGATTGAGCAGAGGAACAAGCGCCTGACCTCAAGGACAGGCGGCGAACTCGTCACCAACGGACGACAATAGCAATTGCATTACACCTGTAAGACGCCTTACTCTCCGAAGTGTTCACACCGCCCGTCCTCCAGGGCATAACTCGGAGGCGCTCCATTTTCCGCCGGAGTGTCTTCCGTCTTATAGATGGCTCTCAAAAACGTCTGCTCTATTCCGCAGTCCTGGTCGTTAGAGGACTATTCCCACCACACCTGCGACGACGGATCGCACGCTCACCTCAGTCGTTCCCAAGTTCACGATCTCAACCAGCAAGGCCTCGTCGTTTGGCTTTCAACCGGCGCCACGCGCCGCGATAAAAGCGTCGTCTGGATCCTGCCGCACCGCTCGGTTTCAGAGCGTCGCGTGCATCCTGGCGGCGCCGTCGTGGGGTCGATCGTCAACACCGGTCTTTCGTATCGCATCGGTGAGTACCACGCCGACGCGGTCCGCCGGCGCCAACCGTGGGCCGTCGTAATGCTGCACCACATTCTGATGCGGCACGAGCCGCGAGAAAGCGAGATAGCATGACTGGAACCGGTTTTCTGCTCACCGCCGGCATCGTGATCGCCGCGACCATCGTCGGATTTGTTTTGCGGGGATTCATCGAAAAGGAATTCGCGGCTACCAAGACCGACGTCCTTGTCTGGATCAGCCGGATCGAAGGCGCGCTCGAGAAAGACGAGACCGGTCTGCGGAGCGATCTGACGCAGCTCCTCATCGCGCTCAAAGCGAAGTTCAAGCTCTGATCCGTGCTGCGCGTCTATAACTTTTTTGGCGGCCGATCGATGACCGCGTTCTGGTCTCTTCTGCTCGTCGGCGTCGTGCTCGCGTTCATGGGAAAACTCTCCGATTCATTCGTCGCTCTCGCCGGCACGCTATACGCGTTCGTCGTCGGCCGAGCGATCTCCGAGGACAAATTCCTGCAAGGCAAAGCTCCGGACGGCTGCGCTCCATCGTCGGCGCCGGCAGCCGGCTAGTGTGCCTCACCATGTCAAACGAGTCTGTCAGCACGCCGGTTGTGGTCGTCTCTGCGAGAGGCGGTTTTGCGACGCTCACGTTGCGGCTGATCCTCGATCGCAGAATCGAAAGCGCTTCGATCGAGAGAGAGGAAGCGCCCATGCTCGCGGCTACGACCGTAACTGGAGGCGGCTCTCTGCTTTTATTCTCTCTCGCGACCCGCTCTGCAAAATCTCGAAGCTCTGCGTCGTGCCAGGCGTCGACCTTCCGGCGGCGAGTGAGTGCGCTGATCACATCACGCCGAAGTCGCGCGGCGGAACTGACGCGCTCGACAACCTGCAAGGCGCGTGTTTTCGCTGTCATGACTGGAAAACCGCGACGGAAGATTCGAAGTTTGTGAAACGTTCGTGAAACGCAGGGGGTAGGGGGTCTGTTTTCTGCAGGGATTGCTTCGCCGCAGACCGCCGCGTTCCCAACGAACGCACACCCGCGAAATAAAAAACGCGCGATATAGCGCAGCTCGCCGGCGGGAATCCGAATTTTTTCGGAGCAACGATGGTCTCGGACAGTTTCGTTACAAAATTCGCGAACGCGATCGCGACGGCCGAAGGATTTTTCGCGCACGGCCCGACACCGAACGTTCCGCAGCGCGCGAACAATCCAGGGAACCTCACCGACGACGGAGACATCGGCTACGGAACGATCCAGACATCCGGACCGATGGGCGCGAAGATCACGATCTACCCGTCGGTCGAAGCCGGCCTGCAGGCGCTGTGTCGAAAACTTCGCCGGATGCTCAACGGCGCGTCGATGACGTATCCGCGGACGTTTACGATCGAGCAGCTCGCGATGAAATATAGCGGAGATCCGAACTGGGCGACGAACGTCGCGCGTGAGCTCGGCGTCTCGACGTCGACGACTCTTATGCAGCTTGCAACGGAGAATCCTGGGAGCCCGATCGTTGCTTAAAGATTTTCGCTCGGTCTGGCCGGTCGATGGGCCGAAGTCGATCAAGTGCAGAATTTTTCTCCCGTTCGGCAAGGGCTCGCACGTCCGACTTTTCCACGCACCGCGGGAACGTCACTTCACCGAGGAAAGCATCGACGACCTGCTCGACAAAATGGCGGACGCTCTCGAGGCGACCGCACCTGGCCACGAGTACAGGATCGTCGACATAAGCGCTCGCAGCCAGGCGCGATTTAATTTTGTGTGGGTTCGTGAGCTCCCGCGGATCCCGCCGGCGACCAAGTATGTCGCGATGTCGTCGGAGCTCGTGCCGGCCGAGGCTCATGCCGAAGGGTAGCGGCCGTCGGCCGCTACCGACGGCCGTCAAGAAACTTCGCGGCAATCCTGGCAAACGCAAGCTCAATCCGGCGGAGCCGAGGCCTCCCGCGAGCGAGCCCGATATGCCGCGCGGACTTTCGAAAGTCGCGGCGGCCGAGTGGCGCTCGATCGTTCCGGAGCTCAAGCTCCTCGGCGTGCTCACAAGGGTAGACGGAAAAGCGCTCGCCGCTTATTGCCACTGCTTCGCGCGATGGTTCGAGGCCGAGAAGGAACTCGAGAAGCTCGGGATCATCGTCGAGGAGCCGATCCTCGGCGGACCGATCAACGACCGCGAGATCGTCGGCTATAAGTACAAGCGCAATCCTGCGGTCTCGATTTCGAACGACGCGCTTCGATTGATGCGCGCGTATCTCGTCGAGTTCGGTATGACGCCGAGCTCGCGGACGCGGATCCGCATCGAGAAGCCGGACGAAGCAGAGGATCCGGCGGAAAAATTCTTCGCAGTGACGAGCTCGAGTCCTCCCTCTAAACGTGTCCAATAAAAAGCTCCATCCGGCCGAGCAGTACGCTCACGACGTCGTCGCCGGCCGCATTGTCACCTCGCGCCTAGTTCGCCTCGCCTGCCAGCGTCATCTCCGTGATCTCGTGGAGGGACATAAGCGCGGGCTATGGTTCGACGTCGCGGCTGCACAGCGTGTCCTCGACTTTTTCCAGCTCCTCAAACATTCGAAAGGCGAATGGGCCGGCCAGTCGTTCGATCTCGCGCCGTGGGAACAGTTCATTTTGTGGGTTTCGTTCGGCTGGAGGCGCGCCGACGGGACGCGAAGGTTCCGCACTATTCACATTGAGGTCGCGCGAAAAAATGGGAAGTCCACGCTCTGCGCCGGCGTCGCTCTCTACGTCGCATTCGCGGACGGCGAGCCAGGCGCCGAGGTCTACTCGATCGCCACGAAAAAAGACCAGGCGCGAATCGTTTTCAATGAAGCCGAACGGATGCGGGCGGCTTCGCCGGCGCTCAAAAAGAGGATCCTGAGTTTTCGCGATAATCTCAACGTCCCCAAAACCGCCTCGAAATTCGAACCTCTCGGATCCGACCAAGACACGCTCGACGGCACCAATCCCTCCGGAGTCATCGTCGACGAACTGCACGCACACAAAACCCGCCAGCTCTGGGATGTCATGGAAACGGCGCTCGGAGCCCGCCGGCAGCCGATCATGTTTGCGATCACGACGGCCGGCAAGCCGGGCGAATCGATCTACCAGGACCAGCACGCGTACGCCGAGAAAGTTCTCGAGCGTATGATCGAGGACGACACGTTTTTCGCATACGTCGCGCAGCTCGATCCCGCCGACGATTGGGAAGACGAGCGGGCCTGGGTCAAAGCGAATCCAAATCTTGGGATCTCGGTCAAGCTCGACAATCTCCGCGAGCTCGCGCACAAAGCAAAAAATCAGCCGTCGGCTCTCAACGCCTTTCTCCGTCTACGCTTGAATCGGCCGGCCGGCGACTTCGCTCGCTGGATCCCGATCGACAAGTGGAACAAATGCGTCGGCTACGATCTCGTCGGCCGCGACGCCAAATCGCTGCTCGCCGAGGTCCTACCGACCCTCGCGGCTCGAAAGTGTGTCGCGGCTGTCGACCTGTCTTCGAAGATCGATCTCACGGCGTACGTCAAACTTTTCCCTCCGACCGACGAGGATCCACGCTGGATCCTGATCCCGCGTTTCTTCATGCCGGAGGAAAACGTCGATCGACGCGTGAAGGAAGATCGTGTCCCGTACGACCTCTGGATCCGCGAAGGATTCGTCACCAAGACCGACGGCAACGTCGTCGACTACGACGTCGTCAAGGCCGCGATCCTCGAAGACGCGAAGCGCTACGAAATGCTCGAGCTCGCGTTCGATCCCTGGGGCGCGCTGCAGGTCTCGATTCAGCTCGCGAAGGAAGGCCTCACCGTTTCCGAATTCCGCCAGGGCTTCGCCTCGATGTCCGAACCGACCAAACAATTTCTCGCGCTCGTTCTGAGCAACAAGCTCGCCCACCTGGCGAACCCCGTCCTCAAGTGGATGGCCTCAAACGTCGTCGTGAAAATCGACGAGGCCGGAAACGAAAAGCCCAACAAACGGAAGAGCGCGGAGCGCATCGACGGGATCGTCGCCGCGATCATGGCGCTCGGTCGCGCGATGTTCATTCCCGAGGATTCGGGAAAGTCGGTCTACGACGACCGCGGAGTTCTGTTCCTGTGAAGTTCGAAGTTCGTGACGCGATCGCGATCGTCGGGCTCGCGTTGATCATCGGCGGGATCGCTCACTGGTCGAAGCCTTCCGCGGTGATCGTCCTCGGCGCCGTTTTGTTTGTCTGGGCGTACGTGACGACAAAGCCGCAAGGACCCCGCTCCGGCGGGACGGCCGCTTAATTATGGGACTCATCGCCCAACTCCGCACCTCCCTTGAAAATCCCTCGACGCCGCTCTCCTATCCGGCCGAGTGGCTGCTCGATATTTTCAATGGCGGCCGGACCGACTCCGGGATCCGCGTCTCGGAAAAAACCGCGCTGCAGGTCACAACGATATTCGCGTGTGTGCAGCTCATCTCCGGCGCCGTTGGCTCTCCCGACCTCAACGTGTACGAACGCATTTTCGCCGAGAACAAACGGGCAGGGAAGCGGATCGCCTACGAGCACAGTCTATTCGATCTGCTCGAGAACGAGCCGAACGATGAGATGAGCTCGTTCACTTTCCGCACGACGCTCCAGGCCCACGCGCTGCTCTGGGGAAACCTCTACGCCGAGATCCAGCGCGACAACGGGAACCGCATCCTTGCGATCTGGCCGCGCAATCCGTCGCGGACGCGCCCGTTCCGTCTTATGACGGATATGGTGATCCAGGGCGAGAGATTGCCGAAGGGATCGCTCGTCTACAAAACGACCGAGGGAGCTCGCGAGGTCGCTGTCAATCCGGAATCTCCGAATGATGGCGGCTCGGAGCGCGTGATCTTGAAGGAAGACATGATTCACATCCCAGGCCTCGCGCTCGACGGCCGGCTGGGCGAATCGGTCGTCAACCTCGCGCGCCAGGCTGTCGGGCTCGCGCTCGCCACGGAAAAATTCGGAGCCAAAGTTTTTGGCAACGGCGCCGTCCCGGGACTAACACTCTCGCATCCCGGAAAGCTCCAGGACAAAGCTCGCGAGAATCTGAAAAAAAGTATCTCCGAAGCGTACGGCGGCGAAAACGTCTGGCGCCCGATGGTCCTCGAGGAAGGCCTCAAAGTCGATCGCATCGGCTTCGAGCCGGATAAGGCGCAAGCGCTCCAGACGCGGCAATTTCAGAAGGGCGAGATCTGTTCGATCTTCCTCGTCCCGCCGCACATGGTCGGGGACACCGAAAAAACCAATCGCGCGAACACCGAGCAGATCGGTCTCGAGTTCGTCACGTTCACGATGCGCCGCTGGTACAAGGCCTGGGAGCAGGAGCTCAAGCGGAAATGCTTCCCGAAAACGGGCCAGTCAGCCGGCAAGTTTTTCGCCATGTTCGATACGCGGCCGCTCACGATGCCGGACGCCGACAGTCGCAGAAATTTTTATTCTGCCGGGCACCAAAACACTTTTCTCTCCGCGAACGACACGCGCGAGATGGAGCACCTCAACCCGATCGACGAACCCTGGGCCGACGGCTACTGGGTACAGATCAACATGCAGAACGCCGAGACGGCCTGGATGGATCCCGGACAGGGGCCCGGTCCCGCCGATCCCTCCGATCCAGCGTCCGAGGAGCCGGACAAGCTCGGCAAGCGTTTCGTTCGCGCGTATTCGAGGCTATTTCGCGACGCGTTCAATCGAGTTTTGGTCCGCTCGAGCGCCGATTCGGGAGTCTTTCAGCGCGCTTTCATGCCGGTTTTTTTGAGCCTGGCGGAGTCGTTCGGTGAGCTCGCATCGCAGGAAAACGAGTACGACGCGGCGCCGCACCTCAGATTTCTCTCGGACTACATCGAGGGGATGCAAAAACGCTTTGACGGGTGGAAGAGCGCGAATGGCGAGGCCGACAAGGCCGCGGAGCGCGAGCTCGGCCGAGCCGTGAAGGCAATCTCGATCGAAGTATACCGGGAAGTGGCGGCCGCTCGAGCGAAGGCGCAGCTCACGGCAAAACCAAGACCGCAGCTCGAGGAGGTTCTAACGTGAAGCGAGAATTTCGCACGATCCACGGCGCGCAGATCCGCGCGAAGAAAAAGGACGGGAAGAACACGATCGAGGGTTACGCCAGTGTTTTCGATCAGCTATCCGTCGACCTCGGATGGTACCGCGAGCGGATCATGCCGGGCGCGTTTACCGAATGCCTCAAGGGCAGTCCGGACGTCCGCTGTCTTTTCAATCACGACCCGAGCGTCATTCTCGGCCGCACGAAAAACGGAACGCTGCGCCTCAAGGAAGACAACACGGGCCTCCGCTTCGAAGCGGATCCGCCAGACACCCAGGCGGCGCGCGACGTCGTTACCGTGATCGACCGCGGCGACGTCGACCAATGCTCGTTCGGAATGTATGCGCTCGACGTCGAGTGGACTCAGGAGCCGGACCCGTCCGATTCCTCGAAGCTCATCCTCGTCCGCCGTGTGAATAGAGCTGATTGCTTCGATACTTCGCCGGTCACGTACCCGGCGTTCGAAGGCACGTCCGTCGACGTGCGATCGATTTTTCCAGACGGTCCTCCCGATGACGTGCTCGAGCACGTTCCAGATCTGCGCTTCACGCGCCGCGCTTCCGATCGGATCACGGAAGACCAACGCGAGGCGGCTCGTCGCGCGGCCGCGAAAGATTGCGCTTGCGATTGCGCTGCCTGCCAGGACGGCGAATGCGACGAGTGTTCTGACACCGATTGCGAGGACTCGAACTGCACCGACTGCCCTGCGCAGGAAGAGGCACGATCGCTCCGCGGCGATTCGAAGCGCACCAAGCGCGTCGATGGCGAAGATCTCACGGCCGATTGCTTCGCATTCGTCGGCGAAAAGGATAAGACGGCGACCTGGAAGCTCCCGATCAAGTTCTCGACCGAGGAAAAAAC